TTACGCGAGAATTCTTCTAATTGTTCGACAAGGCCCTTTTGAGTCTCCATACTTGGCGTACTGATTCGCATAGATATCCTTGCCGACGGATTCAGCTATAAACGACTGAAATGTCTGATTGGTGAGATGCGGATACAAAACGTACCCGTTCGGCATCTCAAAAAGCTCCTCGAATGGCTGCCGGTCAAGCGTCTTGAGATTGCTCATTTCAGCTTCCTGGCACGCAATGCCGCCCCGTCGGATGTGAGTTCGCCTGATAGCAATGGAGGTAGCAACCGATCACGAGTTCTAATCAAGTTGTGATTCTCACTGACGAAGGCGTCTTCGCGTCGGCAAATATCGGCAGCAAGCGAGCTATACGCGTCAATGAATGGCTTTGCGGGAACGACAAACTCCGGTTGTTCAACGCCCGCAATCGGCAGCATGTTTACCGTTGTGCCGTTGCCGTAGCCGCTCACCAAATCGTGCATTCGTGGTGAGTTCAAGAGGCGAGACAGGTAGTCCACAGTAATCAGTGAATCAGACTTGATCCGTAGACGATACGTGTGATGACTGAACAAGCCGGAGTCGCCGAAGTTGGGCGAAACTATTGCCGAATATCCGAGCAAGAGGCAATCATGCCCCTGCTCGGTGTTGGCTACAATCACCTCCCCTGGCCTGATGATGTGCCGGTCTTTGTATTCGCCGGAGTAATACTTGATGCCCCCAAACTTGTAGCCACCACCCTCAAAGATCGAATTGAGGTTGTGCATCGGAATACCGTCGGCAGATAGTCCACTTCCTTTATAGCTCAGTCCTTTGGTTGCTTCGGTATGATCCAGTAGTTTGCCCACCTTCCACCCTTTCGGAACGGGCCCGAGGGTGGAGTCTTCGAAGGCGTCGGGGAAGAGCTCGGCGATTTGGGGGGCGAGGTTGGGCAGGGCTGCGCGGCTGACGCGGTCGTTGGGCCAGTCGGGGTGCTGGCGGCGGACGGTGGCCTTGGCGTGGACGGGATCGAAGTCGACGAACCAACTCTTGAACAGCCGCCGGGCCAGCGCCTCCAGCGTCTCGTTCATCCGCCGGTTTAATTCGATCTTGTCGTCGAACTCGGAGAGAATCGCCTGAATGCGAGTCTGAATGTCGCGCGGTGGTAGGGGCAGCAGGAGTAGCTTGAAGGTATCCCTTGTTAAGCTCGGATTTGAGGTTCCATCTTTGAGGTGATTAAGCCCGATATACTTTACTAGGTAATAGAAGTACTTCAGGTCCAAGTCACTCGTCAGCGGTCGCACAAAGTACGCCGTGTCGATTACCCAAAAGTCGCGTTCGCACCACTCCACGCCCAGCGGTCCCATACCCTTGCGTCCGAGGATGACGCCTGGCCCTTTTGCCAATCCGGTGTCGTGCCATCCACAACGACCATTCGTTCCATACACCGGGATCAATCCAGGGCGGCGGTTCTTCTCCGTCAGTCCGTCGCCATAAGCCAACTCAACGAGTTTTCCGGCTGGTACTAACGGCCACTTGAAGTCCGCGTCCGTCGAGAAGCCACGCGGAAAAATGCCAACATCGGGTATTGTGCTGCTCATTCTTCCTCTCCGGAACGTGGCGGCTTCCGCTTTTTGCCTTTCGGCGCTTTCTTGCCCGACTTCTTCTTCGTCGGCCTCTTCCCTTTCCGCTTCGGGGCCGGGGGCTTCTGCTTCTCGATCTGTTTGAGTTCCTCCATCGACTTCTCGAAGTGCTCGTCCACCGGCTGCGGCAGCGCCGCCTGGGCTCTGCGGTACTTCGCGAACTCTCCTTCCGCTTTCAGAAGCGCCGCCTCGTGCGAAATCTTGCCCGCGTGGGTCAGAATCTCGCGGTCGGAGAGCCGCAGGAAGTCGTCGAGCTTGCCGATCCAGTCGGCCATGTGCATCGCCCGGCGGTTCAGCGCCTGGAGTTCCGCGAATTCCAGATACGCGGTGACGATGCGATTGAGGGCGTCGATCTCCTCGGCTGCGAGGTAGTTCTTGGCAATGGTCACGTCGGTTTTGCGCGGCTTGTCTCCGGCCCACGTGGTGAGGCCCATGTGGGGCTGCGAGGCGTCGGCGCGTTTGTAAACGATCTCGGCCGCAGTGTGGCCGTGGGCGGCCCAGTGCATCTTGTTCTGCACCGTCTTGAAGAACAATTGCGAAGCGTCGGCCGCGGGGTCGTAGTCGATGCTGGTGGCGTAAATGTCGAGCACCTTGCGCCAGAAGACCCGCTCCGATGAGCGGATGTCGCGAATGCGGGCGAGCAGTTCTTCGAAGTAGTCGCCGCCGCCGGCCTGCTTGAGCCGCCGGTCGTCCATCGCGAAGCCCTTGATGAGGTACTCGCGGAGCCGACCGGTGGCCCAGATGCGGAACTGCGTGCCGCGATGCGAACGGACGCGATAGCCGACGGCCAGAACGGCGTCGAGATTATAGTGGTCAACATCCCGAGAGACCTGCCGGGGGCCCTCGGTTTGAACTATTCGGAATTTCCGAATGGTTGCCGCCGGGTCGAGTTCCCGCTCCTCATATATGCCTTTCAGGTGCTCGTTTACGGTGGGGACGGTAATCTCGAAAAGCTCGGCAATGTGTCGCTGTGACAGCCAAACTGTTTCGTCTGCCATGCGGACGTCGATGCGCGTCTGGCCGTCCTCGGTCTGGTAGAGGAGAAACTCGCCAGCGCTTTCGGGCGATTCGTCGTCGGGGAGCGGTGCTGGGAGATTCTTGGCCATCACCCGTTCTCCTGGGAAAGTGGCTCCGGGGTAAAGCCGAGGCTGACCAGGTTCTTGGCGATCCGCTTTTCGAGCTTTTTTGACTCGGCGAATTGGGCGGCGAGGGTGCTGGTCAGCCGTTGCATCGCTTCGTCGAACGGCTCATCGTCTTCTTCGGCGTCCGCCGCGCCGACGTACCGACCCGGCGTCAGGACGTGGCCGTGGCCGGCGATTTCATCATGGGTCGCACTCTTACAGAAACCGGCGACGTCCGCGTACTTGCCGGCGTCCTTTTCCCCGCGCCAGGAGTGGTACGTGCCGGCGACGCGTCCGATCTCCTCGTCGGACAATTCGCGGTGTGTGCGATCTATGAGGAGACCAAGCTTGCGGGCGTCGATGAACAGCGTCTGGCCACGCCTATCCCTGAATTTGCCATTCTTCTTATTGCGAGCCAGGAACCACAAGCAAACGGGAATCTGCGTCGTGTAGAAGAGCTGGCCGGGCATCGCGATCATGCAGTCGACGAGGTCTTGCTCAACGAGTTGGCGGCGGATGTCGCCCTCGCCCGACTGGTTGCTGCTCATCGAACCGTTTGCCAACACGAAGCCGGCGATGCCGCTGGGGGCCAAGTGGTGGACCATGTGCTGGACCCAGGCGTAGTTGGCATTGCCCGCGGGCGGCGTGCCGAACCGCCAGCGGACGTCCTCCTGCAGCCGGTTGCCGCCCCAGTCGCTGACGTTGAACGGCGGATTGGCGAGGATGAAGTCGGCCTTGAGGTCCTTGTGCAGGTCGTTGTGGAACGTGTCGGCGTTTTGCGGGCCGATGTTGCCGTCGATGCCGCGGATGGCAAGGTTCATCTTGCACAGCCGCCACGTGGTGTTGTTGCTCTCCTGTCCGTAGATGGAGAGGTCGCCGACGCGGCCGCCGTGGGCGAGGACGAATTTCTCGCTCTGCACGAACATGCCGCCCGAGCCGCAGCAGGGGTCATAGATGCGGGCCCCCTTTCTTGAGCCGGCACTGTAGGGCTCGATCATCTCGACCAGCAGCTTGACGACGGACTGCGGAGTGTAGAACTCGCCGCCGCCTTTGCCCTCGGCGTTGGCGAACTTGCCCAAAAAGTATTCGTAGACGCGGCCCAAAACGTCCTGGCTGCGGCTCTGGGCGTCGCCGAGGCCGATTGTGCCCATGAGGTCGATCAGCTCGCCGAGCCGCTGCTTGTCGAGCGACGCCCGGCCGTAGTCTTTTGCCAAAACGCCTTTAAGCGACGGGTTGACCTTCTCGATGGCCACCATCCCGTCGTCGATCAGCCGGCCGATGGTCGGCTGCTTGGCGCTCGCCTGCAGGTGGGGCCAGCGGGCCTTCTTGGGCACCCAGAAAACGTTCTCTGCCGTGTATTCGTCGCGGTCTTCGGGGTCGGAGAGTTTGTCGGCCGCGAGTTTCTCGTGCAGCTCGCCGAAGGCGTCGGAAATGTACTTCAGGAACACCAGGCCGAGCACGACGTGCTTGTACTCGGCGGCGTCCATGTGGCCGCGGAGCTTGTCGGCCGCCGCCCAGAGTTTTTCCTCGAAGCCGAGGTTGGCGCCGTTGCCGTTTTTGGCGTTCTTGGAAGTCTGCAAAGAGCGTCGCTTTGCCATTCTGCCCGTCCTGGCGGCTGGATGGTTGCCCATGGGGCAATTGATAAGGGAATAGACGGCAATAGTTTACGCGATTGACCGCCCGAAGCCCAGTAGCTTGGGGGGTGAGCGGCGACTTGGTCATCTGACGCATACGTATATGTCTAGCGCTCGTCGTTCGCGGGACACGCGCCACAACGCACTAGAAATCAACACTAGTGCAGAGATGCGCGGAACTGCCTACTCGTCACGTCACAATAGAGTGGCCAGTCTGTTGCGCTGCCTGATCCAGTTCGGGGCTGCTGCAACGGGCCGAAGGTGCCGTTCTGAGCATGCTCCCTGTCTATTTCTCGAATCCGGCAGGAATAGGATTTGCTCTTGGATGTCCGGCGCGAGGTTGAGGAGGTTCATGATTTGGGTCAATCGCGCCCTGCTCACATGTCCAAGCCGGGCCAGCTCGGCCTGATCCGCCACAACGCCATCGCGGATGAGCTGATCGAAGCGGATCGCGAGAGCCATCAGCCGGGCGATTCGGGGCACGCGCGCGGCGGAAATTTCATCGCCTGACGTGCCTGGCCGCAAACCCTTGCGACCACATAGCTTCCGCTGAACTGCGAACTGCCGCGTTAGGGTGAAACTACTACTCATGCAACTGATTCCTCGGGTTCAGCGACCTCGGCGGTGAGCGCCTTGATTCCGGTGGCCGCGAAGGCGATTGTGATATCGCCCAGTTTTCCATCGTAGTCGATCCGCTCAATCAGCTGCTTCAGGACACGGGCCTGTTCCTTGGGTGTCAGGGTTGCCCAGACTGCGTCAAATTCGCCGAGCGCGGCAGCCACATCGTCCTCGTTGATGTCTTGGCCAACGTGCCGGACCAACTCGTCCTCAATCTCGGTTAGGCGGCGCTCGGCCGACGCGATCCGCCCCTGGACGTCGGCCAGTTGGGCCAATTCACCGTTCTTTGCCCCGGCGTTCGCCAGCTTGCCCAGTACGGCCTCGTCGGCCCGACGTTGGCGTTCTGTGGCGGCCCGTTCGGCCTTGAGGCGTTTGACCGCCTCATTGGCCAGCCACCGCGACTCGGCCAATGTGGCGGCCACGAGTGCCGGATCCCGGCCGATGGCCTTGATCTCCTCGACGATAAACCGCTCGATCTCGCCGGCGGGTACCGACGGGGCAGGACAGGCGGCCCGTCCCCGTTGCTGGGCCCGATTACAGACGTAGTACCTGTAGAGCCGGTTTCCCTTCTTAGTGTACGTGTGCGTCATCCCGCAGTCGCACGACGCACAGCGGAGCATGCCGCGGAGGAGAGCGCCGTGCTTGTTGCGCTTTTCAGGACAGCCGCTGGCGCCATTGGATTTCAACGTCGCCTGAACCCGTCCAAAGGTCTCCTCGTCGACGATTCCCTGGTGTTCGCCCTCGTGGGCTTCGGACTTGTAGCTGATTTTGCCGATGTAAGTCGGATTCTTGAGCAGATGGTAAAGGCAATTCTTGTCGATGGGCAGGCCGCCCTTCTGAACGCCTTTTTTCGTCACCCACACCTTTGTCTTCCAACCCCTGCGGGCCATTTCCTGCACATTCGACAAGAGCGAGCCTAGCTCCAGGTAGAGATCGAAGATCTGCCGCACGCGCTCAGCCTCGATTTCGTTGACGATGAGTTTGCGGTTGACGACGTCGTAACCCAGTATTGGCTGACCGCCCGTCCACTTGCCTTTTCTCCGCGCCATGGCAATTTTGTCGCGAGTCCGCTCGGAGATCATCTCGCGCTCAAACTGCGCGAATGAGAGCAGCACGTTCTGCATCAGCCGGCCCATGGACGTGGCCGTGTTGAATTGCTGGGTCACGCTGACGAATGAAACTCGATGCCGTTCGAAGATCTCCATCATCCGGGCGAAGTCCAGGAGGCTACGGCTCAGCCGGTCGATTTTGTAAACGACCACGCAGTCTATTTTGCAGGCCTTGATGTCCGCCAACAGTCGACGCAGGGCAGGGCGGTCCATGTTGCCGCCAGAAAAGCCACCGTCGTCATACCGATCGGGCAGGCACAACCAGCCCTCCGCAGTCTGGCTCTTGATGTACGACTCGGAATACTCTCGCTGCGCGTCGAGTGTGTTGAATTCCTGATCGAGACCCTCTTCGGTCGATTTGCGGGTGTAGATCGCGCACCGCACCGTCGCATTCGTGCTTCGTTGCCGCTTGCTCATGCGTGGGACCCGTTCTTGTTAAGGCCGAAGAAATGAAATCCATTCCAGTGCGTGCCGGTGATCGCTTTGGCAACGGCAGAAAGCGACTTGTAGCGCTCGCCCTCAAACTCGAAGCCGTCCCTGAGGACGACGATCTGGTGAACTTGGCCCTTGTACTTGCGTATGATCGCGGTGCCCGGCATTGGCAGACGCGGATCGAGGGCGACTGTGGGTCGGCACGCTTCAACGGCGGCTGCCGGATTGGCTGCTGAATTTCGCGGCGCCGTCAACCGCAAGTCGGCATCGTTGGCCAGTTCCGCAGCGCGTCGGAGAGCCCGCTCCGATGGGCCGCCTTCCGCGTTGGCCTGCATTCGCCAGGCGATCCGTTTGATCAGCCACTGTTTGTTCCGGCCCCTGGGCTGCTCGCCGTGGACCTCGGCGAACTTCTGCTGCAGCTCTCCCACGGTCATCCGCTGCATCAGAGCGAGCTGTTTGTCGATGTTCAATCCCATCTGGTTCTCCTCTCAATTTCAGTCTCGGTTCGTTAACCCCTGTGGAGAGTGAGGTCTAAGTTGGCCGACTGTTCAAGGTCCTGGCGGGCATCATGGAGAGCAGTTTCGGGAGAAAGTCCGGACGGGCCGAGCTGCAAATGACCCTGGCTGTGTAGCCGGAGAACGCCCTGGGCGAAGATTCGAGCGATCTCCCCAAGCCCGAAAGTCTCATCCTGATCTGCGTTACGGTCCTGACGTGAATCTTGTGTTCGCATGGCTCGTTCCGTTCCTCGATCGGTGAACCCAAACATGCCCCTGTTGTTAACATACGCAGAACCCCGGCATCGTTGTCCGGCAAGCGGTCGCAACCACTTTTCGCACGAACTACAACGACCATATAATTCGTTTGGGGCTAGGGAACTGCAGCCCGAATCGGCGGTCATCCCAACCGCCTGCCCCCTTTACTTCTTGGGATTCATGCAACCGCAGATGGGAAGCGGTTTCGATGAGCGATTCTGACGATCCGACCCGAGCTGTCTGGGACGTTCTCGACGAGCTGCGAAAGGTCGTGCTCGACCGAAATGAGACGGGGAGCACACGGCTGGATGATGTTCCAACAGATTCGCGTCCGATTTGGAGGCGCCTCGAAAAGGCGTTACGTGATTCAGCCGAGATCATGCACGATCCACGGCCTGGACAAGGATTGGCATCAGTTTGGCTTAGGGCAGTTTGGCATAGAGCGGCAAAGATCGAAGAGGCAGCGGAAGACTTTTCGAATGGATGGAGCAACGCACAATGGCAGGACAGTGACGACCCGCAGTGGTTGGCAACCACCGGTTGGGAGTCCGGATGTCGACTTTCCGCATTGGCGGGTCGCTGGAAGCGAGGGATCCGATCTCTGAGAAATCTAGAGACTAAACCACTGGCGAGGCTTCGTCAGCTAGCCGCGGATCTAGATGACAAGGAGCAGCATGAGGCTATCGGAGCCGAACAGGTGGGTGAGTTGATTCTCCAGGCCGTCAACGAACTTGATGTGGCGGGCAATTGGCTGAGGGACGACGCCTTTCGTGAACACATTGTCAAGAACGTCGACTTTCTCCCTGCCATAGCTGGGCCGCCGTATCTACTCGGGTTGTCCAGTAAGGCACTTACGGCCTGGATTGATCAGCTCGAGCCGAAACAGCTGATTGACGAATTCCAGCCGGCCAACGGACTGGAACTCCAACCTCCCAAGCCATACCCCACGCCTGAGACCTATGCTCGTGACCAGTGGATCTTCGAGAATATCCAAAACCATACGTGTCGCTCCCTGTCACTCGAACTCAAGAGACAAAGCGTGCCCAAGAAATGGATTGTCATCTCATCACGTAACGGACTCAAAGTTGCGGCTGACCGTTATGCAAATCATCATGGGTTCGACCCACGGCGCTTTTCCAAGGGCAGCATCCCAAGTTGACCCACCCTGTCACTCATAGCAGTGACACCCCCTAGACACAGTTCAAACTGTGTCCTTCTCGCGTAATAACTCTAATAGCCGGCCCATTCTTCGATTGCCGGCAGCGCACCTTCGCCAGGAGTTATTCGCGATGTCCGGAATAGCAGGCATGACGCCTAATGCAACTTGGTTTGAATCACCCAAGATTGAATGGCTCGTTCGTCGCAAAGCGTATGAGTTGATCAGAAAGCCTGGTTTCCACCGCCAGGACCTAGAGGATATCGAGCATGACCTGTTCCTTCACCTGCTGAGCAAATCCGCCCTCTTTGACCCGGCCCGTGCCACTCCGTGGACATTTGCCAGCCGACTCATCGAGAATAAAGCGGCTTCAATGATCCGGAAAGCCAACGCCAAGAAGCGCTCCTACCACCTTCACGAAACATCGATCAACGAGCCCATCCGCAATTGCAAAGGAAAGGAAGTGGAATTAGCTGCCATAGTAGACGAATCAATGGGCCGTCGGCATACCGGACAGCGACGACGAAGCGAAGCGGAACTAATACAGCTAAGGATGGATGTCGCTGAAGCGAACCAAGCGTTGCCATCTCCGCTAAGAGAAGTGGCTGCTCTGCTGAGTCACGTGAGCGAGTTCGCAGCTTCCGAAGTTCTCGGTGTTTCCCGGCGACAGACGGCCGAGCATGTTGCCGCGCTGCGCGCGCTGTACGATGATCGCGGGCTAGTTGCGTGACAATCTCCGGACAAATCTTGTCACATTGGCGTATGTATCAGATAGATGCCCACTTTCGGAATTGAGGAGAAGCCCATGCACAACGACGTGTACCGCTACAGTTTCTCACCATCGCTCGACATGGCTGAGGTCGAGGCGACTGTGATGCTGGCAATTTTGGCCACCGAAAGCCTCCACGGCCAGTCGGGCGTTCGGCTCGAGATGCACCACACCTTTGACGCGGAGAAACGGTCGTGCGTGATTGACGCCTCAAACGAAGTGGGGCGAGATCTGAACCGGCTATTCATCGGGTTCATCAGCCGCGAGTTTGGCCACAACAATTTTAAAGTGGAGCGGATCGCGGCCGTCGAGACTGAGTCGGCAACTCCAGCAGCTTGATGAGGAACGGAAAGGATGCAAGAAAGCGCGACCGAATTCGAAGACTGTGCAGTGAGCCGTTACGCCGATTTGGGCTTCGCGATCTTCCCCTGCCACACCGTGATCGCTGGGAAATGCAGCTGTGGAAACTCGGCATGCCAGAGCATTGGCAAGCATCCTCGCACCAAGAACGGTTTGAAAGACGCAACCGTCGATTCAACAGGAGTACGGCGATGGTGGCCCAATGGCACGTTGAACCGATCCAACATCGCCATTGCCACTGGGGAGGCCAGTGATCTGGTGGTGATCGATGTTGACCCGCGCCACGGCGGTGACGAGACCCTGACTAATCTGGAAGGACGATTCGGCCCGCTCCCACGCGACTGCACCGCTCGAACGGGGGGCGGTGGCATCCATATCTATATGCGCTATCCGCGGGGCGAACGGATCCGGAGCCGCAATGGGTGGCGACCGGGAGTCGATGTGAAGGCCAATGGCGGCTACGTCATCGCACCTCCTTCCGTCCACGCCAGCGGCACGACATACGAGTGGCAGTCTCAAGGGGACTTCGAACCACCGCCCATTCCGTCAAAATGGCTGGCGGCATTGACGGAAACGAACGACCCACCGGCCGCCAATCACAAGGTGACTGCGAGTGGACGTTCCGCTCTCCTGCAGCGAGCTCAACAGTACGCCGCCTCCGTGTCCGGAGCCACGGAGGGTTTCCGTAACGACGAGGCATTCCGCCTTGCCGGCCACATTGCAGCGTTCGTTACCGAGACGGGCGAGCGGTTGAGTGAAAGTGAAATTCTGGGTGTCGTGCAGACCTGGAGCGCGCGCTGCAGTCCGCCCATGGAGGAACGCGAATTGAGCACGTGCGTCCATAGCGCTCTCCAGAACGGCACGCCCCGCGCCGACAAGCAAGTGCGACCACGCAATGCCGGCACAGCTGAAGCGGAAACTGAAGACAGCGTGCAGGAGCCTGATAAACCGCGCAAGAGCCAGGCCACGCTCCTTGTGGAAATGGCGGCCGACACCGATCTGTTCCACGATCCAGACGGAGAAGCCTATGCCCGCTTTCCGGTGGGCGAAGGCGATCGATTCCACTGGCAGGTGGCCCGGGTTCGCACGCGGGCCTACAATCGCTGGTTGGCGCAGCGATTCTTCCGCGACCAGGGAAAAGTGCCGGCGGCGCAGGCCCAGCAGGATGCGCTCGGGGTGATTGAAGCCAGGGCCGTGTTCGACGGCGACAAACGGGACGTCTCGGTCCGAGTGGCCCAGCTAGATAGCCGCATCTATTTCGACCTCGCAAACGATCGCTGGCAGGTCTTGGAGATCGATCGCGATGGCTGGCGAGTTCTCGACGACTCGCCCGTCATGTTCCGCCGCTCCAAGGCGATGGTGCCGGCACCGACACCAGTTCGAAATGGGAGCATCCAGGAACTTCGGCACTTCGCCAACGTCACCGACGAAGACTGGCCACTGGTGCTGGCCTGGCTCGTGGCGGCCATGCGGCCGATGGGGCCCTATCCCGTGCTGGCCGTCTACGGGGAACACGGCAGCGGCAAGAGTGGACTCTGCAGGCGTCTGCGATCGGTGGTTGATCCCAACACGGCGCCCCTCCGTGCCGACTATCGGGAACCCCGGGATCTGATGATCGGCGCCAATAGCGGCTGGGTGATGGCGCTCGACAACCTGTCCCACATCCCGGCCTGGCTTTCGGATTGTTTTTGCCGGCTGGCTACGGGCGGTGGATTCTCGTGCCGCACGCTCTACGAGAACGACGAGGAGACGATTTTCAACGCCCAGCGACCGCTCATGCTGAACTGCATTGAGGAGGTGGTCACTCGCTCGGACCTGTTGGATCGGTGCGTGCTGCTCAACCTCCCTCGCATCGAACCAGCCAGACGATTTTCGGAAAAACAACTCGACCGAGAATTCGAGACCGCATGGCCCCGGATTCTGGGTGGCCTACTGGACGCGGTAGTGACCGCCCTGCGGAATGAGGACGCGGTTGATATGCCACGACCGCCACGCATGGCTGACTTCGCGATCTGGGCGACGGCCGCCGAACCGGCGCTTGGGCTGGCGCCGGGCCAGTTCCTGGCTGCTTACGAGGCCAATCGCGCTGCCGGCAACGAGACGGCCCTGGAGGCTTCACCCATTGGTAAAGCGCTAGTCGAATTCGTGACCGAGTTTGGGAGTTGGTCCGGCACGTCCACCGAGCTGCTGAGGAAACTGGAGGGCCGGGCCGAGGAGAAGGCGATCAAGCTCAAATCGTGGCCGTCCACGGCCCGGGCTTTGGGCGGGGCAGTGAAGCGGCTGGCTCCGAACCTCCGCGACGCCGGGCTCAGCGTGGAACTCAGCCGGACCGGCCGCCGCCGACTGATCTCGCTCTCTAGAACAGGCCGGGAATCCAGCGTCACAAACGTCACCAATGTCATCACCCCGCAATTTCAGGGTTCTTCGGGTGACGCACCGGTGACGCAAAGCGATCGTGGTGACGCAAACTGCCAGCCGCATGTCACCGCCGATGCCCCCATAATCTTCGATGAATTCGGCCTTGGTGACGAGAGTGACGATGGTGACGCACAGATCCTTACCCATTCTTTGGATCCGGAGTGGTCCGAAGTATGACGACCGCCGACTTACTGGCCGAGCTGGTTTCTCGGGGCGTGGAGTTCCAGGCCCATGGAGACAGGCTCCGCTTCCGGCCCACCGAACGACTCGGGCCGGCCGACGTGGACAACATCCGCCAGCACAAGTCCGCGCTGCTGGCCCTTTTGCGAGCTGAAGGGTTGGTATTCTGCCATCCTGCCGCCGATCCGCGGCCCCTGAAGGCGTGTGATCGCTGCGGGTCGACGGATTACCACGACATCCCGGTTCACAACGGCCAATCGCGGCGTCGTGACTACAACCGCTGCCACCGATTTCTGGGTTGGCCGCAGTGGTACGGACGTGCTCTGCCGGGAGAAGAGAACCACAAGGAACTGAGGCATGAAGATTGAGCTCCGCAACTTGGCCGACATCCGGCCCTACGAGCGCAACCCCCGCATCAACAGCGAGGCGGTGGACGCCGTTGCCGTGAGCCTCCGCGAATTCGGCTTTCGGCAACCGATCGTCGTCGACGAGGAGGGCGTGATCGTCTGTGGCCACACCCGCTGGAAGGCGGCCCAAAAACTGGGCCTTGACCAGGTGCCTGTCCATGTGGCTGTGGACCTGACGCCAGCGAAGATCAAGGCGTATCGAATCGCCGACAACCAGACGTCGAACCTATCGGGTTGGGACTTTGACTTTCTGCCGCTGGAACTGGCCGAGTTGCAGGAAGCCGACTTCGATCTGGGGCTGCTGGGTTTTCCGCCTGATGTGCTTATGAAGATCATGGGCGACGAGCCGGCAGCCGGACTCACGGACCCCGACGACATTCCGGCGCCGCCCGATGAAGCGACCACACAGGCGGGCGACCTCTGGGTCCTGGGCGACCATCGACTGTTGTGCGGCGACTCCTCTAGCACCGCAGATGTCGATCGACTGCTCGACGGCGCCAAGATCCAGCTGGTGAACACCGACCCGCCCTACAACGTGAAGGTCGAACCGCGGTCGAACAATGCGATCGCGGCGGGCAACAGCAGCTTCTCCAACAAGCACCACCAGTCGTTCGACCTAGCCCGCCACCCGGAGAAGTCCAAACCCACGCAAAGAAAACTCCGTGCCAAAGACCGGCCGCTCACCAACGACTTCGTCTCGGAGGCAGCGTTTGACCAGTTGCTGAACGCTTGGTTCGGCAGCATAGCCCGTGTGTTAGAACCGGGCCGGGGGTTCTACATCTGGGGCGGCTACGCCAACTGCGCGAACTACCCGCCTGTGCTGAAGACGACCGGCCTCTATTTCAGCCAGGCGATCATCTGGGTCAAAGAACACCCGGTGCTGACGCGCAAGGACTTTATGGGCAACCACGAGTGGTGTTTCTATGGCTGGCGGGAAGGGGCCGCCCACCAGTTCCTGGGCCCAAACAACGCGGTGGATGTGTGGCCGGTCAAAAAGATCAATCCTACCAAGATGGTCCATCTTACTGAGAAGCCGGTGGAGCTGGCCGTGCGGGCCATGCAGTACTCGTCGCGCCCGGGTGAGAACGTGCTGGATCTGTTCGGTGGTTCCGGATCGACGCTGATCGCCTGCGAACAAACAGGACGCCGGGCCTATCTGATGGAGCTCGACGCGCTGTACTGCGACGTGATCGTCCAGCGCTGGGAGCAGTTCACTGGGAAGAAGGCAGAACGGCAGTCAGCCGCTCAGACGGACACGGTCGTAGAATTCGCGAGGTGAAAGGATGGGTATCCCTTGATAAATGCCCAATGCCAAAAGTTGCTGGCCGCCTGTGACCAGGTAGTCGGCGTGACCGGCTACGGCAGTTCCCAGCACCGGCAAGTCATCCACATTACCGAACACTTCTCGGGATATGGGTGCCGGATCAACGATTTCGCTGAGTTTGCGGAGTGTGTCCACAACGAGTGCGGCCTGCTCGGCAGTGGTTTTGAACTTGCCCGCGTAGTGTTCGGCGAGCTCGCCGAGGATGTGCTCCGACAGCACGACCGCGTGGTCGCGGAACGAAAGTGCCAGGAGCCCTTCGCACATTCCGTGCGTCGCGACCCCGGCCAAGAGCACGTTCGTGTCGAGAACCACTCTCACGAGACGGCCTGGAAGATGTCGTCGTCGGTGAGAAACCCTTGCGCTTCGGCAAGCGGAACCGTTGCGCGGCGGATCGCCTGGAGTTGCTCGGTCACCAGGTATCGGCGGATCGATTCGCGCACGAGCTCGCTGGTGGGCCGTTGCAACTGGCGGCTCAGATCCTCCAGTTGCTGCTTGAGGTCGTCGGGGATACGAAGCGTGAGAGTGCTCATGTATTACATTGTAACACATCGGCTGCCCAAGTCCAGCCGCTTCGCGAAATCCCTAAAAACACGGCGGAAGGTGGGGCGGTCTGGGCGACGGATCGACGCGGGTCTCCACCACGAGACACGGCCCCGCGTGGGGGCCGTGTGGGGAACGTGGGTAGTCCCGTCAATCCAGCGGAAAATTCCAATCGACGCCTGGCTCGCCCGCCGCATGCAAGGCATTGAGGACCGCCGCGTACTGGCCGGCCGTGATCGCTGCCACATCGAACCAGGGTTGCGCGGCGTCATGCCGGTCAAACTTGACGCCCGCACTCCGGAGCGCTGCCTCGGCCGCGTCATAACAGGCCTGGTTCCAGACCTCGAGCAGGCCCGCGTAGGTCTGCGTGTCGGCCGCTGTCGGGTCCGGCGCCCGGGCAGCGGCAACCGACTTGGCCAGCCCGTCCCATTCGACTTGGGTCAGCATCTGGTTCTGGCGGGCCTCGAGAACCGCTTCCGCGGCCACCAGCACCTCGATGAGTTGCGATTGTCGATTCATCGCTCAACTACCTTTCCGCAGGGTGAACTTTCCCCTTTCAGTCTTCACAAATCGTGCTTCCTTCCCCTTAGTGACGATCTCCCGCAGGATCGCCGAATACAGCGTCCGATCGGGCGTCTTGCCGCCCGGGCTCTTCCAATAGCCGCGGGCCGCCATCGCGTCGATCATTTCCTTGGTGGTCATGGGTGCTTTTGCTTCGCCCAACACCTTGGCGGCCGCGTCCAGCGCACCGGTCTTTTTCACCCGCGGCTTCTTGGACTTGGATGCCGCCACTTTCCCGGCCACGGTCTTGGCGGCCGCACTGACGGCGTCCGCTTTGGACTTCGGCGGGGCCGCCTTGCGGGTGGCCGGCTTCTTGGTGGTCGTCTTCTTCTTGGTAGCCATCGTAGGTCTCCTCGATTCGAAAAACATCGTTCGCGCAGCGAACATCGCAACGCACGAGTGACAGGAGTTACCTCGACGGGCGGACGACCTCAAGCAGAATCTCGCCCCCGACAGCCAGATTCTCCAGATTCCCAAAGCCACGCATCACCAGTCGATTAGCTACCTAACGATAAGGAATCCTAGATGCCGCACCGACGCATCCGGAATCTGGCCATTCTCGAACGCCGGCAGAAGGTGGCCGACCTGTACCTGCAAGGCTGGACGCAGCAGGCGATCGCCGACCACGTCGGCCTCAACCAAAAGACCATCTCGAACGACTTGAAGCGAATCCGCCAGGAGTGGCGGGAATCGGCCGTGCGGGATTTCGATGAGGCCCGCGAGGTGGAACTGAAGAAGATCGACCGGGTCGAACGGGAGGCGTGGGCCGCATGGGTCCGGTCCCAGCAGCCGGCTCAGTCGGCCCACATCAACGACGAGAACCCCCAGCGCAAGACGCGGCGGCACGTCCGCAATCAGTACGGCGATCCGCGGTTTCTGGAGCAAGTCAACAAGTGCATCGCGGCCCGCTGTGCGTTGTTGGGCCTGTTCCAGATCTCGCGGCCAGGAGAAGAGGCCGATGGATTTTCAATCGATGAGCGAAGCGATCGCGTCCTTACCATCGTTGCTGCGCTACGCAACCGCAGCCGAGCTGCAGGTCCTGGAGCGGGAACTGGCGGTGATGAGCCCCGGCTCCTTTGCGCAGATAGCGAGCCAGGGACGGTGGCTGCCGGCGAGGCACCTGGCGTATCTTGACGCGGCGATCATGGAGTCGATCGATGAGGCGGCCGCCGGTCGGATCGAAGGCCTCGTCGTGTCGATGCCGCCCCAGCATGGCAAGAGCGAGCTGTGCAGCAAGTACCTACCCGCCTGGTACCTGGGCCGCTATCCGGACCGGCGGGTGATTCTCACCAGCTACGAGGCCGATTTCGCGGCCAGCTGGGGCCGCAAAGCGCGGGAACTCCTGGAGCACTGGGGGCACTTGTTCGGAGTAAAAGTCCACCGCCGTAGCGGCGCGGCGGCCCGCTGGGACCTCGATGGCCGGGAAGGCGGCATGACGGCGGCCGGCGTGGGTGGCCCGATCACCGGCAAAGGCGTCCACCTGTTGATTGTCGACGACCCGATCAAGAACGACGAAGAGGCCCGTAGCTCGACATTCCGTCAAAAGCAGTGGGAATGGTGGCAAGCAGTCGCCACGACGCGCTTGCGCCCGGGCGCGCTGATCATCGTGATCCAGACCCGCTGGCACCGCGACGACCTCACGGGCCGGATTCTCCGCCAAGCCGAAGTGAAAGGCCGGCATTGGCGGATCGTCAAGTTCCCGGCCCTGGCCGAAGACCAGGACGAGTTGGGGCGGGAGCAGGGCGAGGCGCTGTGGCCCGAAGTGTTTACCAAAGAGCGGCTGGAGACCGTGAAAGCCACGCGGACCAACTACTACTGGCAGGCCATGTACCAGCAGAACCCGCAGGCCGAAGGGAGCGTCGAGTGGCCCGACTCGTTCTTCGGCCCGGACATCTGGTTCAACGAGTGGCCCGACAGCTGGCTGTGCAAGGCCGTGGCCCTCGATCCCAGCAAGGGCACCGAGTCGAAATTCGGCGACTACTCGGCATTCGCGATGATCATGGTCTCCGGCGGCATCGTCTACGTGGACGCCGATCTGTCGATTCGCAACACGGCCGTGATCTGCGAGACGGCCGTGGAGATTCACAAGCGGTTTCAGCCCGACTGGTTCGGAGTGGAAACGAACCAGTTTCAGCAGCTGTTGGCCGAAGATCTCCAGCGACGCGCGCAGGAGCGGGAGGTGCTGATGAGCTTGTTTGGGATCAACAACCAGGTGAACAAACTGGTTCGCATTCGCCGGCTCACGCCCCTGTTGAGCCAGCGCCGCATCCGCTTTAAAGGCGACTCGCCCGGCGCCCGCCTATTAGTCGAGCAAATGCGGGATTTTCCCAACGGCGACCATGACGACGGCCCGGACGCGCTGGAGATGGCCGTGCGTCTGGCGTCTGAATTGACGAGCGCCGTCCGCAACGCTCCCCAAGAAGTGATGATTCTCGCCTGAGCGGCCGGGACAATTGCCGCATCTCTTTAGGCGCGCCTAACTCATCGCTGCGCAAGTTCGGACCCAACATGTGCGAAAGGGGTCCGTTTTCGCTGGATGACTGCTTCGGTTTGAGGTAGTGACTGGCTGGCCCGGCCGATCGGCGGCCGTGCTAAGGCAAAACCTAGTGGAAACACCCCAACAATGAACGTCCGCGCCTCCCGCCCCGTCGATGTGACCAAGATCCTTACCCGCTCGGAGCTTGCCGCTGTGCTGGCCGACCTGAAGCGCAAGGCGGCCCGCTCGAAAAACACGCGCCTGAACCTCGTCATCTTCCGGCTGGCCTGCTGCTGCGGCCTGCGGGCCTCAGAAATCGCCCAGCTGCAGATTGGTGACGCGCGGGTCGAACAAGCCCGGCCGCACTTGAGAATCCGGCGAGGCGCAGCCAAGGGCGGACGGTCGCGGACCGTGCCGCTGTGGTGGGACGCCGGCACGCTGGACGAACTGGCGGGCTGGAGGGCAGACCGGGTTGCAGGCGGCGGCCAATCGGATGCGCCGCTGATTACCTCGCTGCTACCAGGCCGTGAAGCAAAGACATTCTCCCGTCATACTCTGCGGAAGCGGTTCCGGACGGCCTGCAAAGTGCTTGGCCTCGAGCGGCTCACCTTGCTCACCATTCACCACGGCCGCCACACGTTCATCAGCCACGCCCTGGCTGGAGGAAGGACGCTGGCCGAGGTCCGCGACGCGGCCGGGCATGCCAACTTGACGGTGACGTCTGGCTATCTGCACGCGGGAGTGGAAGATCACGAGATAGTTGGGCGCCTATTCGGTTAA